CAGCCTTCCAAGCTGAGGAGGTGGGTTCGATTCCCATTGCCCGCTCCACTAAAAAGAGCCTAGATTCGTTGAAATCTAGGCTCTTTTCTTTTACCATAACACACTATTTAACACACTTTTGATTTTCAGTGTGTTATCAACCTGGCTTTACCTCGATATGCCAGCTCTGTTTTTCAGGCGGCAGCGGTGCACTCTCTTTGTCGTGGTTCCAATGCCGGTCAACGTCGCACAGCTCCAAAAAGCCATCTTTCAGGCGGTAACAGGCTTCTTCATCCGGGGCAGTATGGCAGCAGGGGCATTGAAAGCTCTCGTTTTCCTCGCTGTCTCTCCATAGCTGCCAGTCATAGACAACAAAAGTCTTTTTGCAGTTCGGGCATGTCAGATGCATTTCCAGCATGATTTTACGCTCCTTCTCTCGGATTGAAAATAAGAATGGTCAAGGCATAGGCCGCTGCGTCTATCGTGTGGTTGTCACGATCTGGCACGCTGGGCAGGAAATTGCCGTCCTTGTCCGCGTCATACTCGTATTGTGAAAACTCGCGGTAAACGTTGGGCGTGCGCCTGGGGTCAACAACAAGCGTCCTTTTTTGCAGCCACTTGATGCGGTAGTTCACACAGCCGGGGCGCTTGATGCAAGGGCGAGCCTGCAGGCCGTATTCCCGTAGATCGTGCACGCTCTTGGGTTCTGCACAGTCGCAATAAATAACCTGTTCCGGGGCCGTTTCTGCGCCTGTGATGGGGTTCTTTCTGGTTTCGCCCACATGGTCAAGGCCGTGCGCCCTGATCTCGGCGGCAAGGGCTTCATTTGACAGGCCGCGCTTGTAAATTTCATCTGCAAAATAGATGGTTTCGGTGCTGCGGTCGTAGTACAGCACCACAACGGCAGCAGGGTCAGACGCAAAGCCGAAATCAACACCAACATAGCGGTAACACTGCATTTCAAGCTCTTCGTCCGCGATCTCTCGCACTTCCAGCGTGGTGAATACCTCGCCGCCGCTGCCTGTAGGGATGCCCAAATACTCATGATCGTACACCTTCGGGTTTAGGCTCTGGATGCGCTGGGCTTCGTTCAGAAACACCCCTCCCAGCCATTCCGGGGGCACCTGGGTGTAATCCGTGTGCAGGGTCAATGCTTCCTCGTTGGGCTGCTGGATGAACTTATTTGCCCAGTTGTTCAGGGACACAGGCGGGTTGAAGCTGCGGAACACCACAGGCTTCCCGCCACGGCCTACAGACTGCATCACGCTGCGGACAAAGTTTTCTCCGGGCAGCTCGGAAAATTCCTCGAACCACACCCACCGGAAAAAGCCCTTTGCAGGCTTGATAGACTTGATCTTGCTGTTATCGTCCAGCCCGCGAAAGATGATCTGTGCGCCGGTGGGCAGGTAGGTGCAGCGCATGGGCGACACGGTGCAGCTCCACAGGTCAGACACGCCCAGCGCGTCAATAGCCCACTGGATTTGTGCAAACACGGATTCCCTCAAGGTGCTGCCCCACCGCCTGAACACCACAGCAGAGCCGGTGCCGGTGGGGTCTTTCTGGATGCCGTCCACGATCTCCAACGACACAAAGGACGATTTGCAGGAGCCGCGTCCACCGGGAAGATTGTAGTAGGTGTGTGCATCGGCGGCTATATCCTCATGGATAGCATGGTATACAGCCGCTTCGTGCTCGGTGGGGTCGATGCCCTGCACGCGCTCAAACGTGGCAGCTCTGGCCGCTTTCCGGGCCTGTAGTGCCCGGATGCGCTTTTCCAGTCGGTCAAGCTCCATTCGCTTCCACCTCGTCAAGCAGCTTTTCCAGCTCTGCCAGTTTCTTCTGCTGTTCGTCAATGCGGATGCAGTTCAAAACGGCGTTGCAGCAATTTGTGATAGCCGTTGCCCGCTGCGGGTCGATCTCGTTATTCAGCAGCATATTTGCGATCTTGGACAGCGTGCGGCGTACCTCTGCGGGAGTTGAAAGTTTGATCTTCAAATATACTCACCTCGATACAAAAAGGGCGCACAGGTTGCCCCATGCGCCCAGATGATGCCATATCAGGCGATTGCCTGATAAAAAATCGCCTTGCTCTTGTTTTCCAAAACAAAGCAGTCGTAATAAATACGGCCCTCCACCAGACTACCGGACAGGAAAGGCGGGTCAAGGTGAATCTTGTACTCTGCCAGTTTGACCGGGGCCACGGTAGCCACGGGATGCGCGATCATGAAGCCAAACTTCGCGGGCAGGCGGTTAGACGCGATCTTGACCACGTTCAGGCCGTCCAGCTGGGCGATAACGCCCTTTTTGCGCAGTTCTGCACCGATGTCCTGATTGTCAAAGGTGGCCTTGGACTGCTTCAGGAGCGTGTAGGTGGTCGGGGTCAGAATGAGCACGCGATCAGATGCGGGCACTTCTGCGTCATCCATCTGGGCATTTGCCGTGATGATCTGAGTATAGATGTTTTCAGCGGTCAGGGCTGCGGCTTCCGGCTTAATGCCTGCATTTGCTGCCATTACGCTGTAAACATAGGAGTCAATCTCCGGGAACACCTTCTCACGCTGCTGGCGTGCCAGAGCGCTGGCGGCTGCAACCTGCATCTTGGTTTCGTCCGTGTCCATCTTGTCCACCTCGAAAGTGAACGAACGATCTTTGTTGATCGTGAATGTCTCGGTGGTGGCCTGCAGGGTGCTGATCGTGCCGTACTGGCTCTTGTTTCCCTCGAGAATGGGGCCGTTGCGGTTGAAGTCCTCCATCTCGGTGGACTTGACCTTGTACAGCTTGATGGTCTTTGCGCCATCAAAATTGAAATCCTTGTTGGTCACAAGGCTGGTCTTGCTCTCGGAGTAAAACTGTTCATCGGTATATGCTTGGAACTGGGTCGCTAACTCAATAGCCATTTATAGATCCTCTTTCAGTTGTTCAGACCGAAAGCCCGCTTCAACTCAGCGTCTTTGTCTTTACCCTGGGAAAGCCAGGTCGGCGGGGTGTCCACCTTTGCGCCGGTGGTCGTCTTAGTGACGGTGAACCCGTTGCCGGTGACGCTCTGCACCGCCTTTACCGCGGTCTTGAACGCTTCCGGGTCGCTGGTGTCCAGCTTATCCAGCAGCGCCGCGCTGATATGGTTATCAGCCAGATACTGCTTGCAGGCTTCCCGGGCTTCCCACTGGTTGAAACGCTGGCTTTTGGCTTCTAACGCTTCCTCGCGGGCTTTCAGGTCTTTTTCTCGTGCGTCAAGGTCGCCCACGCGCTCGGCACTCTTGGAGCGCTCACGGGCAAGCCGATCTGCAACGATGGTGTTTACTTCGTCTTGGGTAAAAGTCCGCTCAGAGCCGTTATTTTCGGCCTGCTGGGCGGCGCTGGGGGTAGGGTTGGGATTTTCCATTGATAGCACCTCATTTTCCGTATGAGTAGACGTAAAAAGCAGCAGGCGGCAAACCTTATGCCGCGCATGGTGCACCGGGGAAAGGAAAAGTCCGGTGCAAGGGGTATGTCCGCTCCTGCAATGCTGGGCGCTCTGATCGTGGGTCATGGCACACCCACAGCCAGACCGTGCAGCAAAGAGCAGTCAGGAGCCGGACGGCGCTATAAGCCGCCTGCTATGCTCAGTATACCACATTGCGTTGTAAAATGCAAATATAATGCTATGTAATGTCACTTTATTGCCACATTGCGTTTTTGCTTGGACAGCAGCAGGCTGTATTGTCCGTAGGTCATGCCCATAGCATCAGCCATTGCGGCAGCTTCGTCCAGTGACAGCGGTTCACCGTGTTCCGCATGGTATGCGGCCCATGCCAGAGTACGGACGCGGGCCCGTTCCTTTTCGTCTTGGGCTTGCTTCATCTCGCAGTCAAGACAGCGGATTCCCGGTGCAAACTGGTACATCACAGCCCACAGACAGGGCACTTCTTGAGCTTCTTCTTCGTCATGGTATAGAATGACCTCCGGCAAATAAAAAGAGCGCACAGCGGCTTGCTGGGCCGTCACACGCTCTCAGGGGTGGGGGTGGTGCTCCGTACTCCACGCACCACCGTTAAATTTTACGCATTGTAATGGTCTAAAAGAGCGTTCGTATCACGCTGCTATTGTACCATAAAACGGACTTAACCGCAAGAATATCACCTTACAATGTCATTCTTCGGCTTCTTCTTTCTCGTAGTCGTCCAGCCATGCTTCCACGGTGGGAATATTCATCGGCGGCGGGGCAACAACGGTGTTGGTCGCTGCATCTGCGATAAAGAAAGTGAAAGTGTGCTCGTCAAAACGGACGTCCAGACCAAAAGTATGGGCACGCTTCATCTGCTCAATAAGCCGGATCATCCCTCGCTGTTCGTCCTCGTCCAGCTTCTCAAAAGCCACGCACAGGGCTTCTAAAGATTCTTCTCTCGTCATGTTGCACACCCCCTTACCGGATGCCGCTGAACCACATCACAGCGGCACCCACGAAGAACATCAGCGCCACAGGGGCGACACAAGAAAATTGATAAGCGGTGTAACCAAACATTGAAAATCCCTCTTCTTTCTGCTAAAATGAGGGCGGGAAACATTACTGCAATGCGTTGTCCCGCCATTTGCCGCCCGTCCCTGTTGGCGCAGGGAAAGGCGGCTTTCTGTTTGTCGGCGGTCTTGGGCTTACTGCTGGGGCAGGTCGCTCACCCTGACAGACAGAACCGGCACGCCTTCAGCGTTCACCATCGGAACAATCTTCAGCTCTGCGCTGGGTTCTTTGGCGTTAGGCTTGTCATGGAACAGCAGAACAACGCCCTCGCTAGGGTCGCACCCATCTTCTTCATGCAGCGGCTTCAGCAGGCCGAAGTAGTTGGGCAGCATCGAAGAAATAGAATCGGTGTCAAGATCAACGTCCGGGTTAAAGCCGGGCGTATAGTTGATGTCGGGCAGTCCCAGTGCTGCACGCACCATCACAGGGTAACGCGTAGCCAAACGATAGGCATTCAGCTGCGCCGCGTCTGCACACTTCCGTGCCAGCTCTGCCAGAGTAACCACCGCCTGCCCATCAACTGCCAGCAGTTCCGCTGCGTCCAAGAAGTCGGCGTATGCACGGTGAAACTCTGCACTGTTCTCATAGCGGATAAGATCGTCCATCTTAACGATCTCATTGGCAGCGCACTGGGTATCGTTGACGGTCTGGGGCTGCTGTTCTTCGTCACAGATGAACGTGCCGATCACAGAGCCGTCCGGGGTAATGGTCAGCAGGTCGGAGTAGCCCTCGTAGGCACTTTCAAAGGTCAACAGGGTGTTGCCCTTCTCATTGCGGGATGCATTCAGCAGCTTCTCGCCGTTCAGGCACTCGCCGATGGTGTCAACGCTGGTGGTGTTGAAAAAATGCTTCATTTCGTTCATGGTAAAATCCTTCCTGTGCCCGTACTGGGCACGATCAAAATATCAACGCGCTCTTTTTTGAGCGGGTCGGCTTAGTTGGTGCGGGTCATGCGCTCCACATAGA